CGCGGCGAAACGCCCCTTCTGGAAGGGGGTACTGACGTGGGGACGATCGGAATCAACCCGGCCGATTCCCAACTTCTGCAGTCTCGCGGATTTAGCGTCGAAGAGGTGTGCCGCTGGTTCCGGGTTCCGCCATGGATGGTGGGCCACACCGAGAAGTCATCCAGCTGGGGAACCGGCATCGAGCAACAGATGATTGGCTTCCTGACCTTTACGTTGGCGCCCTGGCTTAAACGCATCGAGCAGGCGATCAACAAGGACCTTCTCCCGACAGGCGAACGAGCTCGCTTCTATCCGAAGTACTCAGTAGAAGGCCTGCTTCGCGCTGACAGCGCCGGCCGGGCAGCCTTCTACACCGCCATGGTCAATAACGGGGTGCTCACGCGGGACGAAGTGCGCGAGCTTGAGGACCGCGAGCCCATGGGGGGAAACGCAGCGGTGCTGACAGTGCAGAGCGCCATGACCACGCTGGACAGCATCGGGCACACGTCCGACGCCAACCAGGCCCGGGCTGCGATTCGCGCGTTCCTGGGTTTTCAAGACGAGCCACAGAAGGATTGAACGCATGACGATCAAGAAGCTGCCGGGCGCACCGGAGGGCAGGGTGTGCGCAGGTGTTAGCAGCCAGCTCCAGCCGCGTGCGTTGGATCGCTGGAACCCGGGCGTGCGCGCCGCCGCGAATGACGACGCTGATCGATCGATCAGCGTGTACGACGTCATCGGCCAGGACTACTGGACGGGCGAGGGGGTCACAGCCAAACGCATCGCTGGCGCCCTGCGCAGCCTGGGAAAGGGCCCTGTCATCGTAAATATCAACAGTCCCGGCGGCGATATGTTCGAGGGCTTGGCCATCTATAACCTGCTGCGCGAGCACGACGGCGAAGTGACAGTGAAGGTCCTGGGCCTCGCTGCGTCAGCGGCCTCTGTGATCGCCATGGCAGGCGACACCGTGCAGATCGCTCGTGCCGGGTTCCTGATGATCCACAACGCCTGGGTGGTCGCCGCCGGCAACCGCAATGATCTCCGCGACTACGCCGAGACGCTGGAGCCTTTCGACAGAGCGATGGCCGACATCTACGCGGCGCGCACCGGGCAGGACCAGAAGGCAATGGCGAAGCTGATGGACGCCGAGACCTGGATAGCTGGTAGCGACGCGATCGAGGGCGGCTTCGCCGACGAGCTGTTGCCGACCGACCAGGTCGAGCGCGGCGCCGGCAAGACCAGCGCCTCGGCGGTGCGGCGTATCGAATCGGCCCTGCGGTTCTCCGGCATGCCGAAGTCCGAAGCCATGCAGCTGATCAGGGAACTCAAGTCCAGCGCGGGTGATCCCGCTGGCAGCGGTGCGGGCGATCCCACCGATCACGGCCAAGAAGCCCCGGCCGTCGCACCAACCGAGGCCGACTACCTGGCCGCGCTCAAGTCGTTTTCCATCCCCAACCGCTGAGGTAAACCCAATGAAGAACAAGTACATCCTGGCCGCCGTGGTCACCACGCTGGCGTTGCTGATCATCTCCGCAGACGCGGTCGCGGGCACGCATCTGCTGTCCGCCCTGTTCACCAGCCCCGAAGGTGCGCTCATGGCACCGGTGATGGCTGCCGCACTGCCTGACGCGATCAAAGCAGAGCTGGAAAAGATCAGTGACCAGATCAAGTCGCAGGCGGAGACCGCCGAGAAGGAGATCAAGGCGCACGCTCGGCTTACTGACGAAACCCGTGCCAACGTTGACAAGCTGTTGACAGAGCAGGGTGCGCTCCAGGCGCGACTGCAGTCCGCCGAGCAGCTGGTGGCGAAGCTCGAACAGGGCGGCGGCCAGTATGCCGCGCCCCAGTCGATGGGCGAGCAGCTGACATCGAACGAGGACTTCCAGGCTTGGGCCGCTCGCGCGGCCAGCGGAGGCGGCAGCAAGTTCAACATGGACGTGAAGGCTGTCGTGACGAGCGACGGCGCTTCGGCCGGCGACCTGATCGTCCCGCAGCGCCGAGAGGGAATCATCGCCCCGGGGCTGCGCCGCCTGACCATTCGCGACCTGCTCAACGTCGTTCCGACCAGTTCCAACGCCATCCAGTTCGTGCGCGAGACTGGCTACACCAACAACGCAGACGTCGTCGCAGAAAACCCGACCGGCCTGAAGCCGGAATCCAATCTGACGTTCGAAGCTGACCAAGCGGCGGTGACCACCATCGCCCATTGGATCCACGCCTCCCGTCAGGTTCTCTCCGACGTTCCGACCCTCCGTGGCTACATCGACGGTCGCCTGCGCTATGGCCTGAAGCTCAAGGAAGAAACCCAGCTGTTGAAGGGTTCGGGCGTGGGCCTGAACATCGACGGCCTGTACACCCAGGCGCGGGCGTACGCCAACCCTGGTGTCACCGTCCAGAACGAAACGCGCATCGACCGCCTGCGTCTGGCGCTCCTGCAGGTCGAACTGGCCGAGGCTTGGGCGGACGGCATCGTCATCAGCCCGCTCGACTGGGCTGCTATCGAGCTGCAGAAGACCGACGACAACGCCTATCTCTTTGCCAACCCGCGTGGCATCACCACGCCGGCGCTCTGGGGTCGAAACGTCGTGCCGACGCAGTCCATGGGTGCCGGCGAGTTCCTGGTGGGCGCGTTCGGTGGCGGTATCGCCGCCGAACTGCACGACCGTGAAGAGGTCAACGTCATGGTGGCGACGCAGGACGACCGCGACTTCGTCAAGAACATGGTGAAGATCCTGATGGAAGAGCGCCTGGCCCTGACGGTCTACCGTCCGGAAGCCTTCGTGAAGGGCACCATGACCGATCTCGACACCCCGTAAGGGCTGGTCTAGGTCCATCGAAGGGACGGCGTCGCCGTCCTTTCTCTTTTCGGAGATAGGACATGTACGAAGTGAAGGCTCTGGCCAGTTTCGATCACCACGGAAACCGCCGTGTGGGCGATCAGTTCAAGGTGGGGAGCAAGCGGCAAGCCGACGAGCTGGCCGAGAAGGGCTTGGTTGAGGTTGTCGGTGAAGTGGCCGCGCAGGAAGCCACGGAGAAGAGCGCGGCTGAGAAGCTTGTCGAAGGGACTGCCTCCGACGTGATCGCATCCTTGGCGGGTAACCAGGACAAGGATTTGTTGCAAGCCTTGCTCGCCGCGGAGCGAGCCGGCAAGAACCGCAAGACAGTTCTCGACGCGCTGGAAGCTGCTGTGAAGGCGGATTGACATGCGCCTGGTGACCATCGAACAGGCCCGACAGCACTGCCGGGCCGATAGCGACGACGACCAGATGCTGACCCTCTACGGAGGCGCGGCTGAAGACGCCGCCCAGGACTTCCTGAATCGTCGCGTCTACGAGGACGAGGATGCGCTCGCGGCAGCGGTTCTGGCCGGCACCGCGGGTTGTGAGCCGATCGTCGTCAACGACGCGATCCGGGCGGCGGTGCTGCTCACCCTCGGGCACTTGTACGCGAACCGCGAAAACGTGGTCACCGGCACCATCGTGTCGGAGATGAAGGAAGGGACGCGCAGTCTGCTCTGGCCCTACCGCATAGGCTTGGGGGTCTAACGTGGGAATCCCTGCCGGCCAGCGGCGCCATCTGATTCGCTTCGAGCGGAAGGTTTTCGTCAGCAACGACCTCGGAGAGGCTGTGGGTGTTGAGTGGGTCCGCGTCGTTGAGGTCTGGGCGAGGCTCACCAACCAGTTGAGTGCGACGGCTGAGGCAGTCGCCTCAGGCGCGGATTCTTACCGTGAGCAGGTCCGCTGGGACATTTTGCCGCGAGAGATCGACCCCAGCTGGCGCATCGTCGATCGCATGGGCCGCATCTACGACATCAAGTCGGCCGGCACAAGCAACGACGGCAGCGAGACAGCGATCATCGCTGTCGCAGGCCTCAATCAAGGCTGATCTCATGAGTATCAACGTCGATATCCGCGGCCTCTCAGGCCTTGCGGATGACTTTGCGTCCCTGAAGAAAGGAGCCCAACAGCGTGTGCTGCGGCAGGCGACCATGGCTGGCGCCAGGGTTGGCCGGGACGCGGTCCGCGATGCTGCACCGATCAACGAGGGAGCCACACGCAGGGGCGTGGTCGCAGCAGCGAAGAAGGAAAACGAGCCGGGCACCTTTACCGCTGGTGTGAGAGTCCGTTCGGTGGAGCGGTCCGACCGCCGATCCAGCCCCGCATACACCTGGCGCTTTTCCGAACTGGGCACCAGCAAGGAACCGGCCCGGCCATGGATCCGCCCGAGCTGGGACAGCCATGAGGATGAAATCGCCGATGCAGTACGGGAGCGATTGGCATCCGCGATCGACGAGGCGTTGGGACGGCGATGATTGAGAAAACCATCCAACAGCGGCTTTCCGCACTTGCTGGGGGCAGGGTCTACGGCGGCGTGGCACCCACGCCCGTGGTGCGTCCTTACATCACCCATTTCCATGTCGGCGGCGAGCTCGGCATGACCTTCTCTGGTGCCGATGGTAGTGATGCCGGCGCCGTACAGATCGATTGCTGGGCTGATAGCCGCGGCGAAGCCACGGCCCTGGCATGGGAGGTGAAGCGCCTCTTGGAAGTCCAGGACGCAGCTTTTGCCGCCAGCAGCATCCGTCGCCTCCCCGGTGACTACGAGTCCGACACAAAGCTCTTCCGCGTCTCCTGGGAAGTCGCAGCAACCACTGAAACTCCAACCTGAGGAACCATCATGACCTCCAAGTACACCCGATCGCAGGGCACGCGCCTGATGATCTCCATCGAATCGGCCGAGGCTCTGCCGGTCGGAACCCCGGATGACGAGGACTACATCGAACTCGGTTGCACGCTGAAGGGCTACAACCGCGCCGGTGGCCAGCGGACCGAGATCGACGTATCGACGTTCTGCAGCGAAGTGGTCGAGAAAGACTTCGGCCTGAAGGACAACGGCACGGCAACCTTCAACGGCAACTACTTCGACGGCGACGAGGCGCAGGATCAGCTCCGCGAGGCCGAGGAAACCGGCGACCGCTACATCTTCCGAGTCATTGACAGCCGCAACCGCGAGGCGCGCTTCGTGGGTGTGGTCACCCAGACCAGCGAAGAATCCAGCGTCAACGGCGCCTGGTCTGCCACCTTCACGGTCGCGATCGTGAGCCGCATCGTCCGCGTGGCATACGTGCCGGCCGGGCCGTAAGGAGATTCCATGGCGAAGCAGAGCAACCTGCGCGCCCTCGCCACGGCCCCGCTCACGCCCTTCAAGCATGAGCGGGTCACCGTCGACGAGTGGGAAGGCGCAAAGCTGATCGTGCGGCAGCTCACTGCCGGCGACTGGATTGACTACCGGGCCTCGATCGCGCGAGCCCGCGAGGCCGCTGGGCTCGAGCCGGGCGAGCCGTCTGAGCGACCGGTCAACGTGATCCCGGCAACTGCGCTGGTGCTGGTGCGCACGCTTTTCGGAGAGGACGGCAA